AGATAGTAATTGTAGGATTTTTACTATAACCTAAAAAATTAAATTCTTTTTTTTCTGTAACTGGAGTTATATCTGTACCAGAAGTAAATCCAGCTTGTTGTATTACTAATTCTTTAGAATTTAAATCTTGTGCTTTTAATGTAATATCTAAACCACCAGATATATCTACAATAGCTTTATTAACTCGTCTTGGTTGACCTGTTAATGGGCCAGTATCTATTTCTTTATCTACAGACATTGTTTCTAAAATAGGTGTATAGTTAAATCCAACTCTTACTCCAGTAGGAAATGGGGCAGAAGTTAATGTTATTCTACTATTAGAATCAACTGTAAATTCACCTAAAGAGCCATTACCATATACTGCAAATACTTTATCTGTGTTTTCGTAAATAGCATTTACTGTATGTAAAAATCCATCTACTATTGTAATAACTGCATTATCGGCTGGTACAGCTTGAAGATTTTTATCTAATGTTAATGTGTGTTGAGAAGCTCCAGCAGATACAGCAGTAATAGTATATTCTGCTGCATTTCCAGCTATTGTAAATGTTTCTTGTATTTGTGGAGCAGTACTAAAACCATCAACAACTAAAGTGTTTTGATCAGTAGCTTGACTTCCTCCTTTAACTAATGGTGTTCCTTTTTGAAATACTGTTGTAGTAGTAGAACAATCAAGAGTAATTGAATCATCATTAGCAAATCTTTCTAATAAATATTTAGTACCACTAGGTACAACTCTTTTAACTATTACAAATAATTTATCATTTAATGCAGTAATGCTATGAAACTTATCTCCTGTTTGTGTTTCCCACATAGTCCAACCAGCAATTTTTTCATCACGAATAGAATGAAAAACTGCAAGTTTACCATCTTCATCAGTTCCACTATTTAAAAAAAATGCAAACTGTTCTGGTTTAGTTTCATTACCTGTCATCATAGATAATTGTTTAGGAGAATCAATTAAATGAGAAGCTAATACAGATACACTTGTAGATCTATATGCTTGTTCAATATCTGAAAATACATATTCTCTTACTGATTTACCATTCTTTTGACTAAACATAGAAGCTCCATCAAAAGGAATTGGTGCTGCTCTATTAATTCCATAAGGTGTTTGTCTTAAAAAAGCTATACTACTAGGAGTAATAGCAGCAGACTGTGATGATACAGGTACATAATATTCTCCACTATCAGTAAATATTTGTAAGTTACGAGATGAAATCATATGTCTAATTTCATTTACAGTATCACTTGCAATAGCAACATTAATAGCTTCATTAGCTAAACCAGTACCTAAATCAAAATTAAAATATCCTCCAATTTGACTAGCAATAACTGCAGCTGGATTATCTCTTACACCAGCAAACCATAATCTATTATCGTGAAAAGATACAGCTTGAGGATAACCATTAACAGCAGATATTAATTGTTCTTGCCAATCTGCATTAGCATCTGTGTTAGGTAATGCTTCTAATATAGTAGCAGTAACTGTAGTTGGATTTGTATAACCAACAATTTTTGCTTGTTTACTACCAATTTTTAAATATGTTCCATTATGTCCTGATACAAAAGAATCTGCACTAGCAGTTAAAGTTACGCTGTTTCCAGTAGTTGCGCCAGGTGTTATTGTTATTGTACTATCAGCGTATTTATAAAATGGTTGTGTAGTTTTATTAATACCATTTACAGTTACACTATCATCTTCTTCAAAAGCATAAGCTGCAACACTAAATGTACTTGCAGAAGTTCTTGTAATTTTTCTTATTGGATTATCTCTATGACATAAAAAAACTGTATCACCAAACTGTGCAAAATTTACTTCAAATAATTGAGCTGTTGTCCAATTACAATTTGATGTAATATTGCTTTGAATAACAGCTCCAGCACTAGAATAAACGTCCAACCGATTGTTGGATAGTGCAAATATTGCGACTTCATCATTAGAAAATACAAATGGCATTATTCTACATTCGGCAGGCATTGTAGCCATATACTCAGTAGCTGGTCTACGCATTACTCCACCTTCATCTAATAAATACCAGTTGCGTACTTGTTTACCACCTTCAAAATATGCTTTAGCGTCAGTTCTTGCATTAAGGAGATTGTTAATTTCTCCTGAAGAAAAGTTGGTATATACTTGTCTAATTTTTCTAGGCATTAACTGACTACAAGTCCACTACGACTGCTTCTTCTTTCTGTTATAAATCTATTAGTAGAAAGTGTTTTAGTTGTAGTTTCTGAGGAGTCAGTATTTTTTGCAATTAATAATTGTCTTTCACTTAATTGATCAAACTCTCTAACAAGTGCTGCATCTCTTGCTACTGATCCACCAAAAATACTAGCTAGTTTATATTCTACTGCTAATCTAAAATGTGGGGGAAACTGATCTTCGCTTTGTCTAAATACATAATCCATAATAACTGTTGTTGATGATCCAAAACCATCTAAATATATTTTATCTTCGTATCTATGGTATCGTAATAATGCATCATTAGAAGTTACTGATAATATTTTTAAACATTCAGGATTAGAAGGTATTTGATAAGCATATTCAAATCTACCAGTAGGAGCATCTGCTAACAAAGATAACTGTTGTTGTCCTGTTGCAAATCTCCAATTATGTCTAGTTAATGTAGATTCAACTACTTCTTCATATATTGTATTTGTAACTAAAGCTTCTGTAGTATCATCAGTAAATGATGAAATAGGATTAGCTCCTATCATTACTAAAGCTCTTGAAGCTATATCTACTTTTGTTACTGCCATTTTAATAAAAAATAGAGAGGGGAAAAATTCCCCCCTCCATATAATATAGTTATGCTAGTATTACTGTATTTAAGTTAGATCCACCATCATCTACAGATACAATTAATATATCTACAACTGCGTTTGATCCACCACTATTTACAATAATAATATCTCCAGCACTTAGTTCTTTATGTGATAAGATAAAGTAATCATCATTATCAATAGTACCAATAGCATCGCCATCTGTGTAATACCACATTGAATTGGAATCACCCATCTGAGAGATTTTTTTAATTGGATTTGCTAGTTCATAAGCCATAATTAATTCTCCTCTCTGCTATTCAGCACACTTTTGTACTCTAATACCATTAGTGTCAATCATAATTGATCCCATACTTAAGTATGAAGTCATTAAATGAGCAACTTTTTCAGGTATATAGTTTACTTCTGTTCTTACTTCTGATCCCACACCTAAACCCATAGATGTTTTGTGCCAACAAATAGTGTGTCTATCTGTTGAGCCAGAAGTATCTAAACCAGAATGAACGAATGTTAAGAAACCTAAGAATCTTTTTGCAGTATAATTCATACCAGAAAAAGGAAGTTCTGCAGTTCCGATATACTCGGCTCTAGTCCATTGATCGTCAGCTAAAAGATCAGCCCATTGACTTGGACCGATTGCCCAATATCTTTGGTTATCATCAGGCACACTATTAGTACCAAATAATTCTTGCATTTCTTTAAACTTGTCAATATTCATGTCAGTAGCTGGAGATCCACCACTTGCTCCAGCATTATTTGCTAGAGTAGTAGCTGAGCTCATAGCGTCAGTTATGATGCTATCTGTTTTTCTACCTAAAGCGTAAGCTGCATTATTTGCAATTACACTTCTTTCGTCAATATTGGTTTTAAGCTCATCTAGTTTGTCAACATAATCTGAAGCATAGTAGTCAGCTAGAGTTGCAGTTACATTAGTATGACTAATGTTCATTGCCACAACTTCTGAGTGACGAGCTTTTGTAGATGCTTCGCCAGTTCCAACTTTTTGGAATTTGACAGATTCTCCACTTACTCCATTTACAGTACGCACTAGGTTTTTGAACTTACTACCTTGTCTTTGATATGCCATATGCACTTCAGCTTCGAACTGAGTGATAAAAGCATTAGTTATAGTAGCAGACATTTTACCTCCGTGTTTGCTTTTGTTCGTAGATTATCTTGAAAAAGCTAAATAAGGTTGTCTTATAAAGGCCTATTGTCTTTTTAAAGGTCTATTTAAGCTTTACTGACACTTTTTTTGCTATTTTTCAACTCACAAATATTAACAATATTTTCTTTTGGAATTACACAAGTATCACCTATGTCTGTATCATTATAGGTCATATATAAAATTAAAGTATCATCATCATCTTTTAAAACATAACCTTCACTATAATTAATAGCTGGTTTAAGTTTTTTTGCTTCTAAAGGATCAAGCCATTCAGCGAATGATTGAGCATCACGCCAAGTAGCTTTAACTCGCCTTTTGACTTCCGTAATACTTTTCATACAAATTACCTACTTTTGCAATATAAGCTGGATCTCTATCTCCATCTTTCCAGTATCTAGGATCTTTCATCATAGATCGTAAATCATCTAAACTAGGAGCAGCTTCAATAGCTGTTTCAACAGTAGGCATAGGAGCATCTTTATTAAGTTTTATTATTTCTTCTAATGCTTTAACCCCATTAGCTGTAGTAGCAAAATTAGCTATAGCTTCATAAGATTCTTTTGTTAAATTTTTTTTACTCCATAAATCAGCAGCTTCTATTCTTGCATTAGCATTATCTCCTAATAATTCTTTTTCACCATCTACATCAGGTAAATTTGAAATTTCATTATTAACAAATGCTTCTATTCCTTTATTATATTCTTCTTGAGATAAACCTTTTTCTCTTGCAGTTTCTCCCCACCATTTTAATAAAGGCATTTCAGCC